AGCAGCTAATCAAATGACACTACGTAACGTACCAAAGTCTCACACTCTTGAGCAGCAACGTTTGGAGATAAACGAAATTGCTGTAGATTTGGATACTGCTGTTGATGGAGTACAAACATTTGGTGGAGATAAAACTTTTACTGGTGATGTAACGTTTAATAGTGATGTAACATTTACTAGCGATGCTAGTTTTAATCAGGAGATACATTCCACAACAGGTGGATTAATATTAAAAACTGCAGATCAGATAACTCCTGGTCAGATGATTACCGAAGCGATCTTTGGTGGATCAATGTATGTACCATACGGTTTCAGTACATACCCCATTACTAATTTTCCTGGCGGTGGTATTAGCGAGACATCAACTACTGATGGAATAACCATCACTAATGGTGGACAGATTTATATTTCTAATAGCAGTGGAAGTTCTCTCTGGAGAGGTAGACAGTCTGGAACTGCTGGAATCACATCAGAAATCGATGCTCCTGGTAATGCCACATTTGCTGGAACTGTCACTGCTTCAGGTGGAGATTCCAGTGATTGGAATACTGCATACGGTTGGGGTGATCATAGTGCTGTAGGATATCTGACTAGTTATACAGAAGCAGATACGTTAGCATCTGTAACTGGTAGAGGTTCTACTACAAATGAAAACCTCACCTTTAATGGAACTACCCAGTTCAATGATGCTATTGCAATTGCTGATAATAAAGTATTAAACTTTGGTGCTAGTAGTGATGGTCGTATCTCGTATACATCCTCCACCAATAGATTTTATGTAAGAACTCCTGGCGGTAGTGCAGATTTAATTCTTGGTGCTGGTCCTGCGATTAGAATTACAAACGAGAATGGTCTAACCGACAGGGCAGTATTTACAGCTTCTGGTGCTACTCTTAATGGAAATATTAATCTTACTGGCAATATTGATGTAACTGGTACTGCAACTTTATCAGGAGTTACTTTCCCATCATCAACAGGAAGTAATGGAGAAGTCCTTACTAGTGATGGTGCTGGTGGAACATCTTGGGGTCCTGCAGTTCCTTCTGGTAATTCGTCAGTTATTGCTCCAGTTGCATACGCTTTTGTAGACGTAGCTACTGCTGGTAGTGGCACTGGGATGTCTTGGGGTGCTTATGATGCAGCTAATGGTGAAATGGATTTTACCTTCGGCACTACCCAATCCGATGCAGACTATTATGTACTAGCAGAAAGAGAGCAATACGATACTCATACTGTTAGTATAACTAACAAAACTACCACAGGATTTAAAGCAACGTGGTTAGGAAATGATGGTGTTACACCATTATCACCATCAACTTTTGGTGGAGTTCTTCTAGTTTATGCATCTACTCCTACCGTATCGGTTGTTGGAGGTGGCGGCGGATCTAATTATGTTTTACCTACAGCATCAGCTACGACTCTTGGTGGTATTAAAGTTGGTTCTGGTTTAACCATTAATACTGGTGTCCTGTCAACATCTGGGTCGTCATCATATAGTACGATATCTAATTTTCCTTCTGCTAGTACCAGTGAAGGATCTTTTGGATATGCAGATGACACCAACATCATGTATTACTCCAATGGAGTAAGTTGGACCAGTCAAAGATTGGTAACTACAAATAGTACCACGTCTTCGGATTTTGCAACACTTCTAGGTAATACTCAACTTTCTTACGACATTAACGTTGTTGATTACACTGCAGGAACTACGGAAGAGAATGACGTAAGAAAAATAATTAGGCTTGAAGATTCTGACGGCACTACAGATCAAATTGTTTTAGTTGCAGGAAATGGACTAGAAATTAGCGATTCTGGTGATGAGATTCAATTTGATTTGACTGCGAGCATTGCAAACACTACATATTCCATCTCCGCAGAAACTGCATCAGGATCTGCAGATTCTAAACTTACTCTAACTGATAGTGATGGAACTACTGATGAGATTACGTTTGCTGGTGCTGACGGTTTACTTGTAGAAAGAACCGATGCTAATACACTTACCTTCAGAGCACCATCTGGTAGCGGTGGTGCATCATATACAGCAGAAGAAGCACAAGATGCTGCAGCACTGTTATTCAATAACGGAACTCATACTGGTATTACTTTTACATATGATGACGCTGCAAATAGTATCGATGCTGTAGTAACTGGTGGAGGTGGTGGAGGCACTACCTACGATTTGCTTGGTTCAAATACAACCAGTAACAATGCAATTCTTACATTGCGTGATGCTGCTAATAACGATGACACCATTGAATTTACAGGAAGTAACGGAACTGATATTACTTGGGATGGTGCTAATAAAAAAGTTACGATTAATAGCGTTGCTCCAGTCCAATCTGATTGGGATGCTACTACTGGATTAGCACAGATCCTCAACAAGCCATCTATTCCATCTGCATATACATTACCTGCTGCTACAACATCTACACTTGGTGGTGTTATTCCTGACGGCACTACAATCACACTGGATGCTAATGGTAATATCGCTGCTGTGCCTGGTGGTTATACACTACCAATTGCTGCAGCAGGAACGCTAGGTGGTATTAAAGTTGGTTCTGGTTTATCTATTGATGCTGGAGGTGTTCTTACTGCTACAGGCGGTTCTAACGTACCACAGATTCAAGATCTTACGGGTACTACAACATCAATCGCTGATGACGCAACCGCAGAACTAAATATTACAGGTTACAAAGCGTATACTTTATTTAAAATCGAAACTGACGCTGCAGCATGGGTCAGAGTATATACTGATGATACTTCCAGAGATGCTGATCAAACTAGAAGTGAAGGAGCAGATCCTTCTCCTGGTAGTGGTGTTATTGCTGAAGTAAGAACTACTACAGCAGAATCTATATTAATTACTCCTGGTATTATGGGATTTAATAATGATAGTCCTAGAACAACTACAATTTATCTTTCAGTAACAAATAGAAGTGGATCCGCATCCACGGTTACCGTAACACTAACAGCACTACAGATCGGAGAATAATTAAATGTCAGTTTTAAAATCAGTCATTGATGTAAACAATGGCAACACTGGATGGACGAGACAAAATTTAATGGATGCCTTTGAAACTGCATTGGGTAATCTAGGAATGAATGCAGGATCATCTGTAACTGGTGTTCCTCAAATTTGTGTGGCTCCTGATGGAGAAAGTGCAACTTTAGGTGGTGGTGTAGCCGCTTTTAAAGATGCTAATAATGGTGATTATCCAACAAATCGTAACTGGGGTGCTTCTCAAACTAATATCTATGATGTGGTCGAAGGACTAGCACCAACCACAATTAGCATGGTTACCAATGGTGGAAACGGTACTGATTATATTATTTCAGGAACAGATAGAACTTCTTCATTTGCTGCTGCATCAGATCCCAGTATCGAAATTTATGTTGGTGACACAATCACCTTTGATAACAGTGCTTTGAGCGGAGGTCACCCAATGTACATCAGGGTATCTGATGGTGGTGCTAGTGTTTCAAACCCTGCTGCTACTGGTGAAGGCACTGATACTGTTTCTTACACACCTACATCTACTGGTACATATTACTATCAGTGTAGTGTTAGTGGTCATGAAGGGATGATCGGAACTATTACAGTTAGCACACCTACTGATACCGACTATCGTCTTTTAAGACGTGTTGGCATCGATAACTATGCACCATACTCTTCACCAGGGCAAATAGATTTAGACACTGACACAATCAAGTTTTACCCGCGCCATGGTTTGAATACTGGTGATCCTGTCAGATATCTTCCAGGAGAAACTAATGCAATATATGCATTAGGAACTAATTTACTACCTAATAGTTTAGTGTATGTAATTAAAGTTGATAGAGATAATTTTAAACTTGCAACATCAGCAGCTAATGCAACTAACGGTATTGCAATTGATCTTACTGCTACTGCATCATCAGCTAAAACGTTTTCTGTAGTTTTCATACAAGAACCACAACAGACATCTGATTATGTCAATCCTACCATTGAAGTTCACTATGGTGACAAACTTCAGTTTAATAATAATCCTGCAAATTCAACAAATCTTACTTTATGTAGAGATGTAGATTCATTTGATACCAATCAAAGGATTGTTTATGACGATCCGACATATGGATATACACCCTCATACCAGACTAGCGTTAGTTATCGCACCAATCCTACAAACATTAGTTGTGTTCCTGGTAATGATTTACTTTGGGACACTACATCATATGAGCAATCAGAATCAGAAGCCCTTTATCCTTCATCAGTATTAAATCCATCGTTTTTGGGAAGACCTGGAGAAGATGGTACTAAAAAATATATCTATTGTAGTGAAACTAATTCATCTGCAAAAGGAATAATCACTCTTCTTCCTAGTTACATTAATGTTTCATATCCAACTCAAGTAGTGGCTGATGGATATTACAAATATACCGTACCTGCATCTGGAGGAAGATCTGAACTTAAGTTGAGAGTTTGGAGATATGGAATTAATGATGGTACTGTAAAAAATGTCACCATCCATAGTATTGGAACTGGATGGTCTGATGATGAAGAATTTACAATTCCAGGAGAACTAGTTGGTGGTAATGCCACAACTGGTGATATTAGATTTGGTGTTACTACTCCAGAATCATATAGCAATGCATACGATGGCATTGCTAGTATTAAGACAACTACGTTAGGTGGTGGATCTAATTTCTACCAAAAATCTGGTGTGGGTGCTTGGGCTATTCTTAATGTAGAAAACGACGCCACTAAAAAATATGGAAATACATTTTATTCTTTTTATCTACAGGGTAGTGCCAGCGCCGCTTGGACTTTAAAAATGCAATCTGGTACTGGATGGGAGTTTTTGAACCGTAAAGGAACATCTTCAACTTTAACCACAGTTAATGATGAATGGGGAGCGTTCACTGGTTATAACGGATTGGATAGACAAAATAATAATATCGTTGATGCTGCAACTGTTCAAACTTTGAGTACATCTTCAACTCCAACTGCATATCCAATGCAGATTAGAACCTATAGAGCTCAAGCACCTCAAGATACAAGTTTTGCAGTTATTCAATTTACTCAAATAATTAATACAAAAATTATACCTTATGCTACATTTAGTATTCATACAGGTAGTGGATATGGTAATGGTACATTTGATTTAGATCATGTATTCTTGTCAGGATATACTCAATATAAGGCAACAACACAATACATAGACTTAACAACATATGTGCCTGGTTATCTTCAAAATTCAAGTTCTTATTGGAACCCAAATCACGAACCTATTAACGAATATTCTCAAGCAAGGAATGCTTATTTTGGATATATGAGGGGGGATAGCACTGCTAATGAATATGTGTACGACCACTATTATAATAATATAAAAGAGGGAACTAATAATGCGACTGCTATCTATTACAGAAATAGTACATACGATGCTCACCAGGGAGTATCAGTGGATGCCTCTGCAGATTACTACAAACCTATCAAAACTATTCCAATTTCACAAAGAATGATTCCTTGCCCATATTATCTACCAGATGATTTTGTATTGCTGCAAGTAGCAACAACTCCAGGACTAACAGAATTCAGACCAGGTGATACAGTTACAGTAAGTGGATCTGAAATTTATGAGGTTATCCAAGCAGCGTATCAAACACAACAAACTGGTTTAGATGGGGTGTCTAATAATTCTAGTGAAGGTATGCTATTCCTAGCGAGGACTACCTGATGGCAGATTTTACTTTTTCAAATCTAACTAGTGCAGTATCTGGATTTTCAACTACACAATCAGTTGCAAATACAAATACTGATTTTATACCTACAGTACATTCAGGAACTTCCAGATCTCAAAGTACAGCAACGAACCCTATAAATCATTTAATGAGTGACATGGCTGGTGGTGCTGGTGGATCTCACTCTGCTGACGGTGGTTTCCTGACAGGTAGAAGACCACATGAGGGTTTACTGTATCCTCGTGGTTATTATAACAAGTAAGATAAATACTAAAATAGAGGAATAGTCTGGTATCATGCCATTAAGAAACGTACCAATTACATATACCCTTGATCAACAGAGGCAAGAGATCAACTCCCTTGCCTCTGATGTTAATAATATTGATGTCAGCTTTGATGAAAAGGTAGATGATAGAGTCGCTGCCCTAGTACAAGGTGGTATTGGAACTGCAGTTACTTATGATGATGCAAATGGATCACTAACGATTGATCTAGCATTTAATGAGTTTTCCACAAGTTCTATTCTAGAAGGTACTAATCTTTACTATACAGAGGACAGAGCAAATGCTGCTATTGATGCAAGAGTAAATCAAAACTTTGCTAACAATCTCAATATCACTAATCTTGGTCCTCAAGATTCTATTACTCTTACTCTAGGACAGACTACTAGAACTATAACCCCTCTTAACTATAACAATACTTCTTGGGACACTGCATATGGATGGGGTGATCATAGTGCTGTAGGATATCTGACTAGTTATACAGAAACTTCTACTTTAGATAATGTACTATCTAGAGGTGATTCATCTGTACAAACTGCATCTTTTGGTACAGTAAAATCCGATGTATTTACATCACAAACAGGGTCAACAAACCTGTCTCTGACTGGAAATAATATTATTGCTACAGCAGATTTAAGAGTTGGTACTATTGATACTTCTCTATCTAATGACTATGGTGTCAGAGCAAATGCTGATGGCGAAGTTATTATCAACCACTCACCAACAAATGGTGGTCTAACTCTAAAATCTGGTGGTAACTCTACATTCACTGTTGATAATTTAGGAAGATTAAATGGTGTTGTTAAGTTTGTAACGTCTGATGGAAGTGCAGGTCAATCTCTACAAACTGATGGTTCTGGACAATTGGTTTGGGGCGAAGGTGGCGGAGCAAATGTCGAAGTAAGCGACAATCCACCGTCTGGAGCCACCAGTGGAGATATGTGGTGGGAGAGTGATTCGGGTCGCTTGAAAGTCTACTATGACAATGGATCTAATCCTGCAGCATGGGTTGATGCATCTCCTCCACTTAAGATTAGTGCCCCTAATTCTGCTTTTGTAAACAACACAGGAAATCTATCTGCAGACTCCCCCTCGGATCCTATTTTTGAAGATACTAACGGTATCTTTAATGCAACTATTCAAGTTAGTACCTTTACTAAAACCAGAATCAGTGTTCTATTAGGATCTGTAACAGGATCTAATAATACTAATGGTACTATTATTCTACAAAGAGTTGTGGGAGCAACTACTACTGATATTTGCACAGTTAAGTGTCCTGATCCATCTGTAACTGGAATCATTCCGATTGCATTTGACTTCATCGATTTGCATGGATTGGATACTGGAGATAATGTCACTTATCAATTATCTCTAACACTGAATGTTTCTGGTACTAGAACTGTAGCAGAAACAAGTCAGTTATTTGTTACTGAAATTTGAAATAAATAACTAAACGGAGAGATCTTAAGCAATGGCAATCTTATTCCCAGATACCGCTGGACAACCCACAGACGGTTCATTCACACATACCGATGGTGGGTTAACCTGGATCTGGAATGGAACCAGCTGGAGATCCAGTGGCGGAACCCTGGATACATTCCAATTACCCACAGCAAGTACCACAGTATTGGGTGGTGTTAAGGTAGATGGTTCTACAGTTAACATTGATGCTAATGGTGTCATCACTGCCGCTGGTGGCGGTGGAGGTGGCGGCGGCGGAGGTACTAGTCTAGGAAGTAGGCAAACTTTTAATGCTTCCACTAGTGGTTCGCATTCCGATGGTGCATCAGAAAATATTACGATTACTGCATACAAAGGATATGCATTATATAAAGTTGAAGTATCTCAACCAGCATGGGTAACTTTGTATGTTAGTTCCGCTACTAGAACTGCCGATGCTAGTAGAGTTATCACCCAAGATCCTGCTCCTGGTAGTGGCGTAATTGCAGAAGTGATTACACAATCATCTGCTGAAACTGTATTGTTTACTCCAGCATTGATTGGATATAATGATGATGCCACCCCAAGTACAAACGTGTACTTGAAAGTTGTAAATAAAAGTGGATCTACACAAGGTATCGACGTAGAGCTAACGGTAACACAACTAGAGGCGTAAAATGGCGAAGCTATTATTGGATGTCATTCTTGTAGAAGGAACTGACAAGCAAGAATTCGTAGATAGTTTTGATGCCGACACGGAAGCGGATTGGTGGAATATGTTGGGCAGTATGCCCAAGCTAATCGTCATGAATGTTGAAGAGGATTATATAACAACATTCCGTTCGCATTCTAGTGTAGTTCAGGCAACAGAAATTCCAGAAGATTTTGAAGCTTCCGTTGCTCCATCAGTAGAGGAGATGTCGAAGTGGTATACATCTAGTACAAGTTCTTCTTATAGATCTCCTACTGGTAATGGAGAAGACAACGCTCCTGTACAATTTCTTTATGACAGTAATCAACTTGTACCATTAGACGGTGGTGGAGAGGTTTTTACTGTAGGAAGAGATGATGATAGTTTCTCTACTCAAGGAGCATACACATATAAGTCTAGATGGACTGGAAAGCATGTTGACATCGTTACTCTAGAATCTGGTAGTGGTGGAGATTGGGCAAGTAATACAGGCACACATGATACACATCCAGATTTTCAAAAGTTATCTTCTGAAGATGACTCTCATGCAAGAGTAGATCCATATTGGTATCAGTGTCAGGCACACTCAAATATGAAGAATACCATCACAGTAGATCCTGCTGATGGGACTAGAAATACCTATACTTTTACTGTAAGTTTTGGTGGAAGTGGAATTTATACTTTAGTTGGTAATGATAGAAATGGTGCTATCAATGGAAGCAATCCACCTATTTCTATCCAGGAAGGAGATGTTTTAATCTTTAATGTAACTGCTTCTAGTCATCCATTTATGATCAGAGATGCTGATGGTGGCAACAACATCACTGACGGTAGCGTAGATAACGCAGGTACTGATAACGGTACTGTTACTTGGACTACTAGAACATCATCTAGATTCATTCCAATGGATTGGCCTGATCTAGAAGCAGATGCTAATAACCAAGTTACAACTAACGAAGGCGGTAATAGTGGATTAACTAATCATGGCATGGGTGTATTGAGTGCTGCTGGTGGAACTATTTGTGGATTTGCAAAGAAAGCAAATCTTTATGCAATGTATTTGGTATCGGGTGACAGCCCTACAGAGTGTATTCAAGCTGCTATTGATTGGCATAACGCAAAACCAAATAATCCAGAGACAGGTGTTCCTAACCCAACTATTCTAATTGCAGAGTATCAATACTTACGTGATAGAAGACATGCAATTCCTATTGACAGTGTATCCCAAATTAATAAAGCAGATGGAACAACGGTAACTAGACCAGGAACTTGGGGATCAGACTTTTCTGAATTTGTAAAAGAAAACATTATACCCTTCAAAGTATATAATCCAACAACTACAAGTTATTCTTGGATGGTTGTGATGCCATCACAATTTGATTATAGTTCTTTAAAATCTGCATTAGACAGTGCTTGGAGTAATGGCATTGTTTGCATTAATGCAGCTGGTAATAACGGCGGAACTTTTAACAAAGAGAATACTAAAACTGCTACAAGTATAGATATTGATGCTGGTTCAAATTACTCTATTATCAACATTGCTTATGGTAGTTCTAACTCGGAAAGCACATCCAGTACAACCACATGGTATCCATTTATATCATATGGTCCACATGGTGTAGAGAGTAATATTGATGTTGCTGCTGGTTATAACTCACAAGACTATCCTGGTTTAGATGGATATTCAAATAGAGGACCAGGAATTGATATTGTAGGTCTTGGTGCTAACACATGGACTTCGTATCCTAGTTCCACATATGGAACTTATAAGTGGGGAATGTTCTCTGGTACAAGTTGTGCTACTCCAACTGTGGTGGGAAAGGCAGCACTAGTCATGGAAGAATACTTCTGGTATAACAATGCTTGGCCAACTCCTGATCAGACTAAATCAATACTATTATCTAAAGCATCAAATAAATGTAGAGGTATAGCATCGGGTGGTGTTGGATTTAGTTGGTCGAATGCACCTAGTGCAGGTGGCGCATCTTTATCTAATGAAATTTCTTTTGGAAACTGTGTTATTTCTAGTGGCAATAATGGTAATGGTGGTTTTACATATACAGAATTAACAGGCACTACACATCTACGAGCATACTTTGATCCACAAGATCAAGACAGTCATCCATTTGTACACAGAATCAAACATAATAGCAAAAGACCAGTTGCAGGTGGGATGTATCCAAGAGTGAATAGTGCTGTAGGTCGTCATCGCATGGACCTACCTGATATGACATAAATAAAAATACTTGTTATATTTTGATGGATAATACACAATTGCGAGCTGAATTTGAAAAACAGTTTGCTGATTACGATCTTAAAATTAGGCGAGGTGAGGAAGAACTTGTCAAGTTGCGTGAATATCGCACTAAACTAGAAGGCGGGTTAGAAGCACTTAACATACTAGAAAAGGGTACAGATGGCAGCGATACCAGTCAACATACTGATTGATAAAGGAGCAGACTTTGCAGTCACCTTTTTCATCACTAATAAAGACGGAACCCCGCTAAACATGTCAGGGTACACTGGTTCTGCTGTGATGAAGAAAAGTTATTCTGCATCAACTTCGGTTCCATTTACTTTAGATTTTGTCAACAGAACTACAGGAGAAATTGCTCTCACATTAACAGATACTGAAACTCTAGCATTGGATCGTAGAAGATATGTCTATGACATTATTCTCATTGATCCAAATGATTACAAAACTAGAGTGATTATGGGTAATGCAGAAGTAAGTCCTGGAGTTTCCTGATGGCACAGTATAACGTCAGGGTTGGAAACAATGCATATCGTGTTGGCAAGCAATTACCAGCACAGCATAAGCTTGACGTAAACTACCAAATTCCATCGAAGTCAGTACAGAATTCTAATCTTCTGATTGAATCACTGGCATCTCAATTTGATGGAACTCAAGATACATTCAATCTAATCGTCAATGGAGAAGCATATACTCCATTAAACGAAGAACAGATAATGATTTCTGTAGGTGATGTTGTTTTATCACCTGGAGTTGATTACATTGTTTCCAACGATCAGATTGTTTTCAGTACACCACCAACTGCAGGTGTACAGTTCTTTGGAGTGGCATATGCTACTACAGCAGATCTAACCAGAACTCTTAACTATGTCATAGACAGTGGTTCCTTTCCTATGGGGAATGGTCCTAAAGGAACCATGACAGTTGACGTTACTGGAATCATTGAGTCCTGGACTATCCTTGCTGATAGCGAAGGAAACATTGAAGTTGATATTGAAAAATGTAGTTTTTCTGACTTCCCCAATTTTCAATCTATTTGTGGTACTGAACGTCCCACATTAGGAATCATAAATAATAGCACGGCTAGAAAAAATAAAGATGACAGCCTGTCTACCTGGAACACTACCGTGAATGCAGGAGATATTTTTCAATTCAAAGTGAATTATTCGATCAACATCTCACGATGCATGGTCTCATTGAAATTGAAACTATAAATAGTATACGATATAAATAACAATAAATCGAGAGATAAACACGGAGAGTTTACATGGCACTGCTAGTAACCGACAACGGTGAAATTGATTCTCTACGTAATCTACTGAATTACAATCAGGAGATTCCTAGAAACTTAATTCTGAAGTTGTTCACAACAAATACATATCCAGCTGAAAGCGACACCCCTTCGCAGACAAGATATTACGAGCCCTACACCAACAACAATACGTTGGGTTATGGTTCTGGACCCACCACAGGGTATCATCAAGTTGAAAATAATAGAACTGATCAGGATTATTCTAACCAGTATGGAATTCTGCTGAACGGAACTCGTTGGACAATCGAGACCCTACAAGCTGCTGCAGTTGCTGCTGTCGCTGGTTCTGGTACTACTGACGAGTACACAGTCACCGTTGCTTCAAATACTGGTATTAAAAAAGGCGACTACGTAACTGGCGGCGACGTTGGTACTGGTGCATATGTCGTCGATATCGACGGTCTAACTCTCCTATTGAGCGTCAAGAACACTGGTACATTCTCCAACCAAAACCTAGATTTTGGTGCTGGCAGAACGACTGCTTCTTACCCCGAGCAAACCTTCACGTTTGATGGTGCTGCTGGTGATGTTTATGGTTACATGCTTGTTCGTGCTAACAACATGCCTACCACCATTCACGGTGTTCTCGATGCAGGCACTGCAGCCGCTGGAACAACTATCAGTAAGACTGGTATCCGTGGTACTATCGGCAATGACTATTTCGTTCTTGCTGCTGTTTCTAACACCACTACCATCACTGGTACTTCTGGTGAGTTCTCCGTAACTGTTGGTTCTACTGCAGGTCTTGCAGTTGGTCAGAGACTAACTGGTACTGGTATTGCTACTGGCGCAAGAATTGCTGGTATCGCAGGAACCACTGTTTATCTAGACAAGGCACTCACTGGTGCTGCTTCTGGTAACGGTGTATTCCAAGCAGAAGTCGGTGAAGATCTAACTGTCGGCATGTCAGTCTCACAGACTGGTACTGCTGGTGTTGTTGGCGGTGCTCCTAATGGCATCGACGCTGCAACTATCATCACTGGTATCGATCATCAGGTATACGTTGATGGTTCTTTGACAGACGGAACAGTCACTGTTTATCTGAACAACGCACTGATTGATAACATTCAGCCGTCTAACAGCAATGACGAAGTTGAATTTGACTTCAGTAAGGTAACTGCAACTGGTCACGGTCTCGTCAAAGGCGATGCCGTCTATATCGACCAGGGTACTGGTAACAGCACCACAACTGCTAGCACCTACACCGTATTCGATGTAATTGATGCTAACACCTTCACTACAACCAAGGCACTAAACGGCACTGGTTCACTAACTCTTTACAGCGCAATCTTCTTCGCTGAAAGATTCACGAATGGTCCATACGCGATTCAAAATGCTGGTGACCAAATCAAAGTCACCCTGAACGTCAGCCTCGACTGATATACTCAAATTGGGTTCTACATTATGGGGGGATTGCTTCACTGGCGATCCCCCTATTTTTTTAACTTGTCTGTAGTTTATGGTATTCTCCTACGCTGGTACTGGAAGAATGCCCCAGTTTGTTGCTTATGAAGCACTGGGGGTAATTTCTTACAGCTATACAGCGTCGGTACTAAACGAGTTTATTAAATTAGATTTTGGTTCAATAGGTCTAGCATACTGGGTAATTGCAGACCATGCAAACAAAATCATTCAAGACTATAAAGATGATCAAATAATCAACCTGACAGAAGACGGCGGAGTCGTCAGTCAATTTGATTATGGTAGCATTTTAGAAGTAGAGGCAGTAGCACAAGACGATTGGGGTCTTGTTACCGATACTTCAAACATCGAGACGATGGGAAGAACACACTTCCATTCTCTCACTACATGGTCTGTTATCAAGACGTGGGTTGGTTCTGGAACCGTCTGGGAGTTCGGAGGATCTACTTACAGACTGGATGCCCCATGGATCGGTTCGGGTACGCTGCGAGTATCCAGCACTGCCAACACTCATTATGTACCTGCGATTGCTACGGAGGGACTACTACCCCTTCGTAGTGACACTAAAATTGCGTATGCTCCTAACTGGAATGTATTCGGCACCTTATTCAGCGGTAGCTTTGCTGGTGAGGCGGTCGTTAAGGTATTCCCAGAGGATCCCGATTATACACGCATTGCACCTATTTACGTAAGTGCTGCCGAACTTCACAGCACGTACAACCCAGTATATCGTGCTACAGAATTTATTCCAGCGAGTGGAACTGGTACGGGAAGGGAAGGCGGATTTGCTATTGGACCTCATGTTAGATTCGGTACAATAAATGATCCCGATCTGGATGATGGTTTCAGTGATGAGAGAAGAGTTAGATATTATGATGTAGATCTCACTAATGTTGTTAGACTTCACTTCCACATCATCAAGGGAAGTGGAAGCAATGGTGGAGAACAACCCGACAATGGCGAAGATCTTCTCATAGAGGTTCATAAAGCAGATTCCAACCAAAGTATTCTCACTAGGATTTCTTATGGTGGGAATACTAGTGACCACACTCTTACAACCAAAACTTTTAATCTCGAACCAAATTATACAGACTACCAAACTGCTGGTGCAGATATAAAAGTATCGCAGCGAAATTGGACTGGTACATATCAATTCGATCATTATGGTCTCGCAGGAATAACATTTGACACTAGAGTCGGTGTTGGAGATCAACGCAATGATCTATTCAATGTTGGTGGTAATGCTAGTGTCAGCTTCAGACCCAACTGGGTTGGTTCTGGTGTCCTATTCAGCTTCAGCACTACAGATATTTCTAGAACGTTCGACTACGTTGGTAGTGGAACACTATTCGGACTGTCGTCTCTAGACGAAGCAGTTACCTGGGATTACAACAATTCCAGCATCGATTTCTTTACCTATGAGAACTTTGGATCGGTTGCAGAATCACCAATTGATTCGATTACGATCCAATCGATTGCTAATGATACAATCCAAAGTCGTGCAAACGAAAGGATTATTGATCTAGTTGTATCTGGATCTGTTTCTGGTGCATTCCTAGACTTCGGTACTATTCTCACTGACGGTGAGCAGACTCCCTCTACTGTCGGACTCGACTGGGGTCAGATTCTTACCAATCAGACAGATTATCCATTCGGTCTGTTCCCAATCGGTGGTACTGCCAAGCAAGTATTCACTCCCAACTTTATTGGTTCAGGTGTACTGTTCTCGTTTGGGGAAGGTATTGGTAGAACCAAACCAAGATGGATTGCCTATGTTCAGATTGGAATCTCTGGTGTTGCGAAGACAAACTTCAGTCTTCTCCACAAAGGTTCAGGCAATCTATTCAGCTTCAACAACGGCGAAGATCGCAGAGCATATGTATACAGAGGTTCAGGTGCCCTCTATGCCATCTCTGGTGCTTCCGAATCGGTTGGTGCTGACTATCCTGACTCTACAGCGTTGCTGCCTATTGCAGGCGTTGCTGGGGTCAGCTTCACACCTAACTGGAATGGTACAGGTGTTGCAACTCTTACAGGTGCATCAGTCGAGAGACAGACTGATCACTATCAAGGTTCTGGAACTCTATTCAACTTCGAGACTGCTAACGAGGCAGTTGCATATCACTACAGCAGCACATCTAATGCGATATTCAACTATCGCAATTATGGATCGGTCGCTGATACACCGATCAATTCTATTACGATCCAGTCTATTGCTAATGAGACTATTGAGAGTCGTAAAGACGAACGAATTATTGATCTAATTGTTGCTGGATCTAGTGTCGGTCAGTTCCTAGATTCTGGTTTCATTCTCCTCAATGGCGAGGATTCTCCAGAAACTGTCAGAGAAGATTATGGTTCCATCATGGAATCTATTTCCCGTTATGCAATGGGAGACTTCTTGTTTGAGGGCGAAGCAGCATCTGCTCGAACACGTACTCATATTGGAACTGGTAGTCTATTTGCATTCGTTGAAGGTCGTGGTAGAACCAAACCAAGATGGATTGCTAATATCCAAATTGAAGTTAGTGGTAAAGGTGATACACCTCGTGCAAGAAGCTTTGTTGGAGAAGGCGTACTATTCAACCTCAACAATGCAGAAGACAGGAGAGCATATGCATACAATGGTTCTGGTGCCCTCTATGCCATCTCTGGTGCTTCTGAATCGGTTGGTGCTGACTATCCTGACTCTACAGCGTTACTACCCCTTACAGGCGCTGCTAGGGTCAGCTTCACGCCTAACTGGAATGGTAGTGGTATTGCCACTCTCACGGGTACATTAGTTGAGAGACAGACCGATCATTATAAAGGATCTGGAACTCTATTCAACTTCGAGACTGCTGACGAGGCAGTTGCGTATCATTACAGTAGTACATCCAATGATATCTTTGAATATCGTAACTACGGTTCCGTTGCAGATACTCCAATTGAATCTATTACGATTCAATCTATTGCTAATGAAACAATTGAGAGTCGCAAGGACGACAGAATTATTGATCTAGTAGAAAGTGGTTCTACTTCTGGATCTTATCTGAATTACGGATTCATTCTTCTCGATGGCGAAGATGCTCCCGAGACTGTTAGAGAAGATTATGGTTCCATCATGGAATCCATCTCCCGCTATGCGATGGGAGACTTCCTGGTTGAAGGTGAAGCAGCAACATCCAGAACACGTACTCATATTGGTTCTGGTGACATCAAGATTAATGTCGCTACTATCGTCAGCGTTCCACCCAAGTGGACTTCTGATATATTCATCGATGTTACTGGCGAGGTTGCAGATAGCGTCACCAAGACATTCAATGGTTCTGGTGATCTATTCAACTTCGTATCCTCTGACGAGAGACGCGCCTTTGGATATCAATCCACTGGAACTCTATATGCAGTTAACGGTGCTGCTGAAGTCTTTGGTGCTAACCCACCAGATATTACAACAAATCTACAAGTCAGTGGATCTGCATCTGTTGCATTCGTTCCTAACTGGAATGGATCTGGTGACATATCCATCTTCGGTCAACTGGTCGAACGTGCAGCAGTCAATCCTCCTGCTCGTGGAAATCTGTTCGGATTCTCCAACGCTGACGATAGAAGAACATACAGCTATAACCAATCTTCTACCGATCTCTACGTTGATGTAGATTACGGATTTGTTGCTTCGCCTGTCATTGATTCTTGGGTCATTGCTAACCATGCATCCAAAGTCATTGAAGACTACAAGGATGACAAACTCTTTGATCTGGTCGAGAGTGGTGGTGGAGACTTCATTGATTATGGATTCATCGAGACTGCTAATCTCGCTGGTCTTCCTGGTGCAAACAATCTTCCAGATGCAACAGAAGATTATGGCACAATCATCGATCCTCAATACGAGAGATCGATCTACCCAATGGGTCATCTGTTCAAGTTCTCTGGACTTTCAGGTGGAGTCAAGGTTGTCATCAATCTGCGTCATATCGCAGTTCTTACCAAACCAACTCTCAAACTTGGTGGCGAAGCTGCAATTCGTCTTCCCAACGTCCACAGTGGAAGTGGTGTTCTATTCAACACTGGTGGTGCAGCAGAATCTGCAACATTCAGTCCAGACGATCTTACTGGTCTATTCGACTTTGTTGGATTCGCTGCAACAAGTTATACCCCCAATTTCAATGGTGGTGGCACCATCAGATTGGATGGTCGAGCATCTTCTGCAGTTGCATTCGCAGGATTCCAAGAGAACACTATCGTTCTACGTGGCATTGCTGGTCAGAAATACTTACCATCCTACGCTGGATCTGGATTTATCTCTACGTTGTCAGGAGCTGCAGAAGCAGTTACTGCAAGTCCAGATGATCTATTCGGTCTGTTTGACTTTGTTGGAACAGCAGCAGAGAAAGCAACTGCAGCATACGATGGATCTGGTTCACTGTTTGGACTATCTGGTGCAGTCGAAGCAGTTGCTGTTGCAGAGGAGAAGAGAAATCTTATCAAGGTCAGCGGCAACGCTGCCGAGAGATTCATCCCGAACTTCAATGGTTCTGGTTCACTCTCTGTTCTTATCGGCGCTGCAGAATCCAGAACAGCAAGTCCAGATCCATTCTTTACTCTGTTCGACTTTACTGGTCGTGGATCAGTCAGGGCAACGATTGCATACTCTGGATTTGCTCTTCTTTCTGTATCTGGAACAACCGAACCAGAGATCCTCACGTTTGCAGAGCAACCATTTGGTACTGCAACAATCTCTGGTCAGGGTGGAGAAAGATTTGTTCCCAGTTATGTTGGTTTTGGTCGAATCGCAGCACTGTCTGGTGCAGCAGAATCCCTTACTGTCAATCCTCTGGAGAGACAACTTCTGTTCTCCATGGGTGGAGTTGCAGGAGAAAGATTTGCTGCAGCACCTCAAGTCAAAGGAACAGAGATCAAGCTTCAGGGCGAGATTGCTACTCCTCTACGTACATTTGCAGAACAACCATTCGGGGTTGTTCCTGTCAGTGGTATTGCAGACGAAAGATTTGTCGATGTATATGGTGGATTCGGTACTCTGTTCTCTGGAGGATTCACTTCAGAATCCATCACATTCAAGATTCCTCCAGTCAGAGAAGGAGACATTCTCTTCCGTGGATCTGCAGTCGAAGCAACTGGATTCAATCCTCCAGATATTACAACACATATTATTCTCTCTGGAGAAGGTGTTGTTCCTCTACGTACATTTGCAGAACAACCAACAGTTCGCATCGCTACTCGTGGCACAGCAGTCGAAAGACAAACCGATGCATATCTCGGAACTGGTGCCATCTTCTCCAATGGATTCACTTCCGAGTCTATTACCAAGAGACTTCCAGAGTTCACCGCTCATCTCAATGTTACTGGTCTTGCGGAAGAGAAAGCAACATTCAGAGAGATCTTCTTTGGTTCCCTCTTCAAGTTCAGAGGATCTGCAGGTCGCGCACTCCTCACGTTTGCAGAGCAACCACAGACTCTATCCAAGATTAGTGGTGTTGCTGCTACCACAAGAGCAAGAGACTTTATTGGCGATGGCAACATTGCAACTCTTTCTGGTGCTGCAGAAGCAGCTACCTTCAATCCTCTGGAAAAAGATCTGCTCTTCGATGTTACTGGCATCGCTGCAGAAAGAAGAACCAATGCGTTTGTTGGTACTGGTCAGATCAGAATCTACCCAGAAGCAGCAGATATCAGGTTCACTCCGAACTGGAATGTCGAAGGTGTCATTCCTGTCAGTGGTACTGCAGTCGAGCGTGTCGCAAGAGACGAGGTTGTACGTGTCCTCATCGGTACATTCTCTGGTGCTGCCGAGTCTGTTACGTTCAACCCACTGGAGAAAGATGCACTCTTCTCCTTCACTGGTCGTGCAACAATTGCTTCTGCAGTATCGGAAGTCAAGAGAGTCGAACTGGCACTATTTGCAGAACCAGTTACAGTTCATGTTGTCGCTGTTCCTCCTGCAGGAGAAGGTACTGCAACTATCAGTGGTGTTGGCGTCGAAAGATCTGCAAGAGACTACATCGGTCAGATCCACATTGGTACATTCTCTGGTGCAGCAGAATCCTTTACTGTCAATCCTCTGGAGAGACAGCTTCTATTCTCTGCAACTGGTATTGCAACTTTACGTTCTACTCGTGCTTACGTTGGAACTGGTTCTCTCTTTGCACTCAACGGTGCAGCAGAATCCAGAGCAGTTGCACCACCAGCAGAGGGTCTATACGATATTACTGGCGAAGCAAATATTGTCATCACCCTCTCCCACGTTGGCGAAGGCAACCTATTCAGTTTCGTTACGAGCGAAGAGAAAGTTGCATACGACTATGTTGGAGAACAAGTTCTCTTCACCCTTTCTGGAGAAGCAGTCGAAAGAATTGCCAATGCAGAAACTTTCTTTGGTTCTATCTTCTCGTTCTCTGGAGCAGCAGAAAGAGTTGCTTATGTACCAAGTCTGCTTGCAGATGTCAACATTGCTGGTCGTGCAGAAACTCCAAGATCCAGAGTATTTACTGGATCTGGAGATCTATATGCATTCGAGAGTGCAGCAGAATCCAGAACAATTACTTACGAGAACGTCGCAATCTTCGACTTCCTCGGTCAGGTCAAGCCTGCTATCACCAAGGCATATGTTGGCGAAGCAGAAATCAAAACTTCTGGTGCATCAACGGTTGCATTTGTCAGAGCACCTTACCCTGGTCTGGCAGAAGTTCAACTCTCGGGTATCGCAGACGAGAGAACAACTGCCAACCCACCAGAAGAAGGCACAGAAATTGCAACCGATGGCGAAGCGAAAGTTCTTCGCTCTTTCGGATACGAAGGATCAGGTCAAATCAAAGTCAATGTCGATACCATCATCGGCATTTCTCTACGTATCTTTGGTACTGGATCCATCAATGTCAGAGTACATTCCAGATACTTCCCACTACTCCAGCACAGACCAGACGTTCATATCCTTATCACTGGCAGCGCAGCAACTGTCAAGATTGATGTTGCGCCAGCTCGTACATACGGATGGATTATTTAATGATATAAATAACCTCGGTATCCTAAATTAATTTTAATGACTACCCAGGTACAATTTAGGCGTGGTACTACTGCCGAACATGCTCATTTTGCGGGAGCGCAAGGTGAGTTAACAATTGATACTGATAAAAATATGGCGGTTGTCCATGATGGGACAACTAATGGTGGATTTGATGTTTTTCGTGCAAGGTGGGAGTATTTAAACACAAGTGTTACACTCGGAACAAGTCTTCGATATCTCGTAGACACATCAGGAGGACCACTAACTCTAACCTTGCCTCTATATAACAATCAATTGGTTCCTAAATCAGGGGACACGTTGGAGTTCATTGATATTAATTTTTCATGGGATACAAATAATGTAACAATCGTCGATCCAATTGGCAGACAATTCCAAAATACATTTGGAGTTGTTTCCAGTCCTTTAGTATTTGACTTGAAAGGAGCGAGAGTGCAACTAATTTGGGACGGTAACTACTGGAGAGTAATTGTATGACAATGTTTATTAGCGACAGCTATCAACAACAAGGTGGTGGGGGAACATCTGTATCTTCCAATAATTACACCCTAGGCAACGACTTTAGTATCCATGCTTTACGTAGGGATGCTGATGGAATGCTACGTTACACTAAAATTAGAAGTATTGATGACGAGACAGGTGATTTCTTTCGTTTAGATGGAAGTTCCTATCTTGATATTGCAACTGGTGCGTATGACTACGTAGAAGAAACTACAGAAGAGAAGTCATATTCAAATAATCCGCAAGATAAATACCAACAGTATAGATTTGATAGTCGTAAGATTAGCTATTTTGTTGATGATGACGGATACTTTGTAATTCGTTTCAATGAAAATTATGATTATTCCACCGAAGGACCCAAATAATAAGGCAGCATAAACATGGCAGATTTCAGATTAGGCAGACTTAAGTTTAATTGGAGGGGCGACTGGACAGTCGCAACTGCATACGTTATCGATGATATCGTAAAGTTTGGCGCAAACACCTATGTTTGTGTTTCCAACCATACGTCGGTATCAAACGAAGCGCAGTGGTATTCGGGCGATGGCGCTAGATGGCAAGTCCATACCGAAGGCATTTACAATCGTGGAGATTGGGCAGATGCAACCTTCTACAAATTAAACGATATCGTAAAGTACGGTAACGATCAATACCGTGTAACCGTTGCCCACACCTCTAGCGGTACATTCGCTTCAGCAAATTTCATTTCTTATGTCAATGGACTTAAGTTTGAAGATTCCTGGGACACTAATACCGAGTATCAATCTGGTGACATTGTAACCTTTGGTGGTTACTCTTATGTTGCCCTTACTACTTCTACAGGTGCTGCACCAAACAACCTTGGCGCTAGTTGGGAAATTCTAACAACTGGTTTTAAAGTTGTAGGTACATGGAGCAATACCACAGCATACAAACCTGGTGACGTTGTACTACTTGGTGGTAACTCATACGTTGCTAAAACAACTAATACCAACTCTACACCATCAGCTGCTTCTGCTGATTGGGACTTCGTTGTTGGTGGTTTCACCTGGAGAGGTGTTTGGAGTTCGACAGAAACATATCAGCCTGGTGATGCAATCTCCAGAGCGTCTAACTCTTACATCTGTGTTGCCGAGTCTACTAACAATACCCCAGAGACAGACGTTAATGGAGACTATTGGAACTCCCTGACTCAAGGAGCTCAATCCAACGTCTTGACAGATGCTGGTGATGTTCTTTATATTTCGGGTTCTGGTGCTGCCAGACTACCTATTGGAGCCAGCGGTCAAGTTCTGACAGTTGATTCTAACGGTTATCCTGCTTGGGAAAAAAGTAATGCAACCGATCCTGTTTACTATGTTACTGTCAATGGCAGTGATCTAAACAGTGGCGAGAATATTACCAAGTCATTTGGTTCACTACGTTACGCTCTAGATAACGTTACTGGTCCTGCAACTATTTACGTTAAGGCAGGTACGTATAACGAAACTCTACCAATGTTCGTTCCCGAGAATATCTCGATCATTGGTGATAACATGAGAACTACTGTTATCAAACCAAACGTTGGTGCAAATTCTTCTACACAGAAACTGACACTAGCTACAGTTCCTGATGCTGCTTTAAGAGTTATTGGCGAAACATGCACCAACGGTGCTGGCGATAAGACTGCACAAATCATCGATGTTAAAGATGGTGGTGGTACTATTGATATCATGCCTATTACTGGTGGTGACTGGACAGTTTCGGATACTTTCGAGGCTGGCACTAATGATGTTGTAATCAATCAGGTTGCACCAATCCTTAATCAGAACTCAACGTTGTTCTACCTGTCTAACAGATCCATGCTTAAGGATTTGGTTATGGACGGTATGGCAGGATTTGTTCCTTCAGCATCTGATCCAAAAGATCTTAACACCGCAACGATTGAGGGTGTATTTGTAAGACTCAACCCTAACTCCCCAATTACCAAGTCTCCTTACGTTTCGCAGTGTTCTGCGTTCTCCCAGACTGGTGTTGGTGCTATCGTTGATGGTAGTGTTCATAACAAGTATGACGGAACTGGAACTCCTTCTAACAAGTCAATCGTTTTTGACTCCTGGACTAACATCCACGAGAACGGTGGTGTAGGTTTCTGGATTACAAATAACGGCGCTGCTGAAATTGTATCCTGTTTCACATACTACTGTCACGTTTCTTACTGCTCCACTAGAGGTGGTAGAATCAGATCTCTTGCAGGTAACTCTTCCTGGGGTACTTATGCTATTGTATCTTCTGGTTTCAACGAAAATGAAACTACCCTCGACGGATTTGTCGATGGTCTAGAACTGAACTATGATCTGACCACACTTTCTGCTGGTACATCTTTTGAGAAAGATGAGCAGATGGTCGGTGGTACGTCTGGTGCTGTTGGTGAAGTTACTAGCTTCCAACCTTCTGCAGATAAGATTCTATTCCGTCCTCTCAAGGGAACATTCGTTCAGAACGAAGTTGTTACTGGTCAAACATCAGGAGCAACGGCAACTCTGGTCAACAACTCCGATGCACAGAAAGGACAAAACGGATTTACCTTTGTTCTTGGCGGCATGACTGCTGCTCCAGATCCAGGTGGTTCGATTGAATATGTAACTGGTCCTGGTGGTGCTGGTGCTGATCAATTCACATATGTTGTTGCAAACTCTTCTTATAACGCACCATCTGGTCGTGGCGAACTAACAGTAACTAGAGCACTTCTAGGTTCTGCTGCTGCAACTCATGACGGTTTGAGCACGATTACTAGATATCAAACTGGTACTGCAACATCTCTATCTGCACCTATTAGTAGTGCAGCAGATGTAACTATTCAAGTTTCTTCTATTACTGGTATTAACACTGGTGGTTATATCATTATCGGAAACGAAATGATGGAAGTTGTTGCTTTCCCAACTGCAACATCAGTTACTGTTGTTAGAGGAGTAGAAGGAACTTCTGCTTCCACACATACATCTGGTATAACTGTTAGAGCACTTCAAATTAAGGTTCCTTCCCAAACTACAACTGCTAGAGATCTTACTGCTAGTGATACAATCATCTTGGTTGAGAGTGCAACTGGTACTCTATCAGCAGATTATATCAAGATTGACAGTGAGTTTATGCAAGTTGCTACATCTGCAACAATTACAACTGGTACTGTTACCATTGTTCTTGCAGAAACAAAACCAACACCATCTTACGATCGTCAACTAACTAGAGTTAGATATCTTTATTCACAAGTTAGACTAACTGGTCATGACTTCCTAGATATCGGTACTGGTAATAAGACACAAACTAACTGGCCTGGTCTGCCACTTTCGGCACCTGCACCTGGCAACGAAGTTACTGAAGATTTCCCAGGTCGTGTATTCTACGTTTCAACTGACCAAGATGGTAACTTTACCGTTGGTCGTTACTTTAAGGTTAACCAGTCAACTGGTAGCACAACCTTGAATGCATCTTCCTTCGATCTTTCTGGTCTATCATCCTTGAGACTCGGTTCTATCGGTGCTCAAATTGGTGAATCAATTGATGAATTCTCCAGCGACGTTACACTGTCCGCTAATAGCAACGCTAAAGTTCCTACACAGAAGGCAGTTAAGACTTACGTTGATACTAAAACGAAGACGAAAGGCTTCACTTTCTGGGCGGGAGCAATGTGATCCCCACTTTATAAATATTACAGATAAACTACGACATTCGGAACATTTAAGGAGTAATCAACATGGCTTCTGGCATCCTGGGGACACAAGCTTCCCTTTCAGCTAACACACTAACTACAGTTTACACAGTCCCTGCAGCAACTGTTGCATACGTAAACTTCAACATCGTCAACACCAACGCTACAGCAGTTAGCGTTCGTGTTGCTATTTCTGCTACTGGAACTCCAACTGGTGCAGAATACATTGAGTATAATGCAGAAATTGCAGGATACGGAATTCTGGAGAGAACTGGTATTGCGTTGCAATCAACCAAAAACCTCGTGGTACTTTCTGATACCGCGAACGTCAGCGTTTCGGCGTATGGCGTAGAAGAAGAGGCTTGATAAATAATCCAAAGGAGTTATAAGAACAATGGGACGCAACCTATCACAAGTTATCTCACAAAGATACACAGTAGCAATTACAGCAGATCACAGTATTCTTTCAGGAGAAATTCTTCTGATTGACACTGTAGCTGGTACAGAACTTACACTTACTCTTCCTGCTAATCCATCTGCAGGTGATCGTGTCAATCTAATTGACGCCGCTGGTCAGTGTGGAACAACAAAAGCAGTTATCGCTAGAAACGGTAATAAAATTGCCAACCTGGCAGAAGACCTAGATTTTGACATTAAGAATGCATCACTTGAACTAATCTACACTGGATCTTCTTACGGTTGGTCGATCCTTTCTAACTAATACTAATAGGGAGGTATTGACAGATGTCTAGTTTAAGAGATCTACTGGATGTTGCATCGACAGATGGCATTCCAGTAGCAACGTATTACGGTCCACAAAACGCTCACCAGATCTACTGGCGTGGTGGACATTGCTGGTACTACGAGAGTAGTCACAATTATAATTGGGCAACATATAACTGGTGTGTTCCTAGTTGCTGTGTCTGTAAGGTACAGTTTGAAATCTGGGGCGGCGGCGGTGGCGGCGGCGGTTCATGCTGCTGTATGTCTGGTGTCAATGGTTATTCTGGTCAATACAATAAGTACACTGTTTGTGCTGATCAACAAGGTGTAAACCAATTAGACAATTGTTGCTATGTAATGTGTGCTGGTACTATTACTTGTAGATACCCTGCCAGCGGTGGTTTTGATGGTTGCAAATCATATGTTGTCGGTCCTGGACTTGATAACTTCTGCGCTTGCGGTGGTTGTCACGGTTATTCTTGCTGCTTCGGTGGTGGTTCCTCTAGATGGGGTTGTCGCTTCAGAATGAACTGGCAGACAGGTCAGCCACATTGCAGATGGCAGTGTGATAAGTCTGCTGGTCAATACAGTGAATCACGTACTAATCGTGACGCTGCTTGTGAGTTTGGTCGCGAATACTGGGGGAACGTTGGTTCATACAACCAGATGGACTGCCAAGAGTGTGGTAACTGGTGTATGATGAAACACTCCTCACCAACTTCTCCTTACCTAGATGGTAAGTTTGGTACATTCAATCACCAAAGACACCATTCTATGGCTACTTGCGGTAGAACTGAAACTAATTGGTTGGCAGGTAACAACGGTGGTCTCTCTTCTGATTGCTTCAGAAACGGTCCTCCTGGTCATGGTGGATTCTCCTCCGACACCTTCGGTGGTGGTTGCTGTTGCTCCTCTGAAGGCGCTGCAGGTCTAGTTAAAGTTACATGGTTCTGCAAGGTATAAACTAATGGCAAATTTACGAGGTCTCCTAGGAAAGGAATTCGATTCCACTGTTCTAGAAACTGCTGGGCAATACGGCAGTTACGAAAAAATTAGAGATGGTAAGGTGTATAACTTCGCACCTTACTGTAACTTAAATTGCGATAGTAGTTATCGCAGTTATTGCCAAGAGTATTGGTGTATGCCATGTGGTACTACACAAGCTACTTTCGAGATTTGGGGTGGTGGCGGATCTGGTGGTGGCGCTTGCTGTTGCCAACAGGGTATGCCTGGTGGATCTGGTTCTTATTCCAGAAAAACTATCACCAGTGCAGATGGTTATGGTGACATGGGTGGTTGGTGTTTCTTCCTGAAGGTTGCAGAACCCACTTGCTGCTCACAGTGTTGTGTTGGTATTCAAGGTTGCAAAACATATATCTGTGGTAAGAACAGTTCTGCACAGAGTGCCATTGGTAGTAACTTCTGTGCAGACGGTGGACTACCTGGCAAGACTTGCTGTTATGCATACTGGGACACTCAATTCAGATGTCTAGATAGAGTTTATTGGACAGGTTGTGGTGGATACGATCCTGCTACTGATGGTCCTAACGCCTATGGCGGTGATGAGAACATTAAAGGACATCCAGGATTTTTCAGAATTTACAATACATCCAGCAACTGCTGGGCGAAGATGGGAATGGCTTATCCACCACGTTTATTTGATCATGACGGTGGACACATGATTTCCAACGTCAAAGGAAATGCTTGTATCAATGACGGTACTTTCTGTCAAGGAACTACTCCATGGGCGTTTGCTTCTGGTTGTAATGCTACACTACCTGGTGTAGGCGGTCCTTCATCAACATCTTGTGGTGGTAGTTGCTGTTACGGATATAGAGGACATGGTGGATTGATTAAAATCACTTATTGTTCTTGCTGGATGGGAGTCAACCGTGACTGTGCATACCACTTCTGTAACTAATTTCTAAATAGCATATAACAAGGAAAAGTACCGATGCCTAACTCAAATTTACGCGATCTGCTCGGGATCGTGACAACTGAATCAATTAAAGGTTTAGCATCGGCCGATGCTACGACCAAACTACCAGCATATCCTAGTCAAGGAATGCGAACAATGTACTTCACTGCACAGTGTGGTGCTACTTGTCAAGATTGGACTAGTAACTATAGTTACTTTGACTATCCCGATTGGAAAGTTCCTGCCAATACAAACCAAATCATTTTTGAGATTTGGGGAGCTGGTGGAGGCGGCGGTGACGGTTGTTGCTGTACTCGTGGCGTCCCTGGTTCTTCTGGTGCTTATGCATACAAAGTGCTATCTGGTTCTGACGTAGTTGCTGGTTGTTCTTATGCTTTAGACATTGGTCAGGGTGGTAGATCAAGGCAGGGTCCTGCTTGTGGTCAACCAGGTAGTAAAACTTCTATTATTGGATACGGTCTATCTAACTTCTGTGCAGACGGTGGATATGGAGGTTGCTCTTGCTGCTACATGTGTTGCTGCACTTGGGGTACTCTTTGTAACGTTTGCTGTAATGGTCCTTGCTCTTTGTATTATGGTGCTAGCGGCGGCGCACACGGCAATCCAGGTGCTGGTACGATGTGGTGTCAAGATAATCACTGCTGGAACAAGCAACACATTCCTTATCCAGGCGGTCTAGTTAATGGTAAAGGTGGTTGGTTGCCTGGTACACAGTGCGAACAGTCTGGATGTGGATATTGTCTCAATCACTGGGCAACCGCCCAACTTGGTTGGGGTGGAGGTCATAGCGAGAACAACTATGTTCCTGGCGTTGGCGGTGCTTCTGCATGGGTTTATGGTGGCGGTTGCTGCCGTGGTCAACATGGAAGCCCTGGTATGATTCGCATTTCATACAAGCAAACCCAACGCGGATATTGATTCAATAGTTTATAAATAATACAGCAAAGAAAACCAAGGATTAAATAAGAGATTACTATCATGGCGAATATTTCAAAACCACTAACTTATAACTTGCCTGACGAGTATACCAAGCAGACTAGTGATCTTGGTCTCACGGCAGAATTCACCTACAAAGGTCCAGAGTTTCTCTGGGTTTTTGTGAATGGCGAGACAGGTGCTCTCCAAGGAACCCAATCGTTCATTCCTACTACATCTCCAACAAAGGATGCAGAGCAGGCTAATGTACGTGCAGGTTTAGATCAGAAAGCAGTTCTTCTTCGTCCTAATACAGACGGAACAGATCTTCTACTAGCAGCAATTCTAATTGGACAAGATACTGGCAAAGCAGCTGGTTATCCACAGAAAGAATACGCATTCCCTGCTGGTCATGCAAGAGCTGGTGAAGTATATTACGAGCGTCCCGATCCCCAGCAACCAAACCATACTTACGCAGTAGACGAGATCATGTATGATCTCACCAATGATTCCTGGGTTACTCCTTTCCCTTGGTTCAAGCCTTGGATGACCACAGAGTTCCATACGGAAGCAAGAGACGCTACTCTCGAAGGCAATAAGGTCTTCTATGCAGAGATCAAAGGTAATATGACTGCTGATCAGATTGCTGCAGCAGACGCATGGATCACTGCAATGGAAAATCTTTATACAGATTTTGCTGGCGTTGAACCATTCATGATTCCATTCCCCACAAACCCCTTGGCAGAATTGATTGAAGACTACGACTACAACGTAGACCCAGACAAACTTTTGGAAGACGCAGCAACTGACGGTGCTGTCTGATTAGTTTTGTGGTATAATCAGAGGGTCTTCGGACCCTCTTTTTTTATGTTCGTAAAACCCCCCTGGAGACCTCACCTAAATAAAGTATATAAATCATTAGCAACTGATTATGAGACCTAAATCATTTTTTGTCAATGGTGGTACTGGACGTGTGCTTTGTTCAATACCTGCATTTGAGAAATATCAAGAGGAACATCCCGACGAGGATTTCCTAATTATCTGCGAAGGAGGTACAGACTTCTTCAAAGGTCATCCAACACTTTACGGTAAAGTGTATGACCACTGGCACAAAAATATCTTTCGAGATAAACTAATTAGTACGGATGTTAAAACACCTGAACCATATAGGGTTTGGGAATACTACAATCAAAAATGTAATCTGTCCCAAGCATTTGATATTGAGATCAATGGGAAAGGTGTAAGAGAACTACCCAAGCCAACTGTCAAACTTTCCAAAGAAGAACAAGTAAATGGAAAGTTTATTGTTGCAGAAGTAAGGCAAAAAACAAACAAGAAAAAAACTGTTGTATTCCAACCTTTTGGTAGAGGAGTCCAAACTGTAGGAAATATCATTACCGATTCTTCTGGTAGAAGTTTTGAGTTTAAAAATGTTATTTCTATCATGAAACGTTTACAGAAAAAGTATTCTGTAATTCTAATGTCAGAGTTTGCATTCGACTTCGAGAAAGAAGGATTGAGAGATACTGTTTCTTTTCCTGCTGGAAATCAAGTTCCTTTGCGAGGATGGGCTGGCATTATTAAAGAAGCAGATCTATTTCTAGGATGTGATTCTGTTGGTCAACACATTGCATATTCAGTAGGAACACCTGTAGTTTCTGTTATGGGATCTACTTTTGGTGTCAATGTTTCATATCCAGACCACGAGAAAGTAGATGTTCTTGATATGGGCGAAGGATTGAGATTGTATGATCCTATTCGTGTCTGTCCTGATGAAGAATCTGCAAGAGTGAATGATGGCATCATGGCGATGAATGATAAAGTCGAAGAAGTTATCATGAAGTCTGTTGACAAACTGATGAATAAGTATTACACCAAACCAGATATGGACATTGTTCTTCCAGAATCTTATGGTGGTCCTCAAGAAGGATGTCCAACTCGCCCACCAGAAGCACCGCTATCAGCGCCAAAGCAGCAAGGCATGGGTCCAATTGAATTGGAAGCTGCATCAAATGGAGTAAAGATCCCCTCACTAGAACCTAGTAAGAAAGGATTTTCTCAAAATGTAAAAGTAAATTGAGGTTATAATGTCTGTTATTGTTTCGGTTGCCCGTGGTCACAACGGGAGTACAACTTTGCTGGTTGATGGTAAGGTAGTATTTTATCTAGAAGAAGAAAGATTATCCCGTTTTAAGTATGATGGGTCTCCTCTTCTTGGTATACAAAAAGTATTTGATTATGTAGATCACATTGATCATCTAGTAATTTGTCATACTCACCGTCATGGTCCAGTCCTTGATTGGTCTGGTGAAGATGCATATAAAGGATGGACAAGAAAACTAGCTAGGAAAAAATTTGAGTTCCAAACTCACGAAATCGATACCATCCACCACGAGATGCATGCAGCGTGTGGTTTCTATAACTCTGGGTTTGAAACTGCTGCTTGTGTAATTGCTGATGGTGCTGGTAGTTTCCTACAGATTGGAGACATTCAAGACACTTGCTATGAGTTTGAAACTATTTTCAATGCATCATATCCTGGTGATTTTGATACTGTCTATAAGCATGTAGGTACAAAACAATCAATTGGTATGTCGGAACCAGAAGATAATATCTTTGTTACGGAGTACCCTGGTCATACTAAAATGTATGAAGCAGTAACACAATATTGTGGATTCCCCGCCATTGAGGCAGGTAAGCTCATGGGTCTTGCTCCATACGGCAACCCTAATGAAGACCTACCATCATTCTTCAATGGCGAGTGGGGTAATCGAAATCTTATCGTCCCTACTTATCCTAATGCAGCAATGCTTAATGTTTCTCGTTATGACATTCTTAAAGAGGACGTTAAAAATCATGTTGAGGGTGAGTATACAGATGTTCAAAAAGATCTCGCTTACAAGATTCAGGAACAAACTTCCGATCGTATGGTTCAGTTAATTAAAAAAGCACATGAGTTAACTGGTGAAAAGAACATTGTAATTTGTGGCGGTTACGGTCTCAACTGCGTTGCAAACTACAAGTATTGGAAGGAGTTTCCTGATCTCAATATCTACTGTGAGCCTATCTCACATGACGGTGGTACTTCTATTGGTGGAGCAAAATATGTCTACAACAAGCTGAAGGAAACTGAAAAACCTAGTAAGCAAGAGTCTGTTTACTATGGTCCTCAATATGATCCTACTGGTTATATGACAGACCTAGAAGGTCTGGAAGTTACCGACACTTCATATGATGATGTTGCTAAACTAATTCGTGAAGGTACTATCGTAACCATCTATCAGGGTCGTTCTGAAGGAGGTCCACGAGCACTTGGCAACAGATCTATTCTGTTTGATCCTACTATCAAAGATGGTAAAGATCATGTTAATGCAGTCAAGCACCGTGAATGGTTCCGACCATTTGCTTGCTCCATTAAGAAAGAAGCAGTTCATGACTGGTTTGACCTAGCAGGTCGTGATGAGACACCTCACATGATGTATGCAGTCAAGTGTCATGATGGAGTGGAAGAAAAGATTCCTTCTGTTATCCACGTTGATAACACTTGCAGAATCCAAACAGTTACTCCAGAACAGAATGAACACTACTACAATCTCATTGATGCATTCGATAAGATTGCGGGTGTACCTATTCTGTTTAATACTTCTTTTAATCTTGGTGGAGACCCGCTGGTCGAGACAATCGAAGATGCAGTTAACACTTTAAATAATAGTGATATTGAATGGATGTATCTTCCAGAAATTCAGAAGCTTGTTCATGTACCAAACGAATGAAAATATCTTTCGTAAACGGATGTTTTGATGTGCTCCATCCAGGACACATCGAACTTCTAAAGTACGCTAGGTCTTTTGGAGACTATCTCATTGTTGCTATTGATTCCGACAGGAAGGTAGCAGAAATGAAAGGTCCCGAGAGACCTATTTTTTCGCAATCTGATAGACGGTTGATGCTAGATGCCATCAGATATGTTGATGTAGTTCATGTGTTTGATACCAGACAAGAACTAGAGGAGTTGCTGGAATCGATTAAACCTGATACAATGGTGGTCGGTTCTGACTGGAAAGGAAAAGAAGTAGTAGGTTCGCACTATGCAAAATCAGTTCGGTTTTTTGATCGACAAGGAGAATTCTCCACAACCCAAACAATTCAAGGTACTCCTTATCGGTGATACCTGTACCGACAAGTATGTGTATGGTACAGTCACCAGAATCAGTCCTGAAGCACCAGTACCAGTCATGGTATACGATAGGGTAGAGACTGCCAAAGGCATGGCTTATAACGTCAGAGAGAACCTGATGTCTTTTGGTAGTGAGGTTTATATGATGACTCATGAGTCTTCTATCACAAAGACTCGTTATGTAGATTCAAAATCTAATCAACAAATTATGAGATTGGATGAAAATGATACTGCAGAAGATTTTGGATGGGAGTTACCAGAAGAACAATTTGATGTCATGGTCATCTCTGACTACAACAAAGGATTCCTTTCCGAAGAAAAGATTCAAGAACTGGTAGACTGGTTTAAGGGTCCTGTCTTTATCGATAGTAAGAAGACTCGATTACCTAAAGAGTGTTATATTAAAGTCAATGATCGAGAAGCACAAAAATTAGAAGGAGACTACCCCAATCTAATTGTAACCCGAGGATCGCAAGGATGTACTTATGATGGTATGTCTTTTCCTGGTATTAATGTACCTGTGTTTGATGTAGCAGGTGCTGGTGATACATTTCTAGCAACATTAGTTCATTTTTATCTGCTTTTAGGAACTATTGATCGTGCTATTCCATATGCAAATAAAGCAGCTGCAATTGCCGTCACACACTTCGGCACCTATGTCCTATCCCAAGATGATGTAAATGAAATACGTTGTTGATATTGATAATACTATTTGTACACCAACTGTAGGTAGAAACTACGAAGAAGCCCAACCTTGGCATAATAGAATTGATAAAATAAATAAGTTGTATGATGAAGGTCATACAATAGTATACTTCACTGCTAGAGGAATGGGTAGGTTTGATGGAGATCCTGATGCAGCTTGGAAAGCATCTCAACTCCTAACAGATCTAACCAGAGAACAATTAAATACTTGGGGATGTAAGTATCATGATTTGATACTAGGAAAACCACACGCTGATTATTTTATTGACGATAAAGGAATTAACTCTAATGACTTCTTTTAAACACGTACCTAAAGGTTGGGGATACGAAAAGTGGATTGTCAATAATGACAAATACTGTGGAAAACTTTTATTCTTTGAACCAGGAAAGAAATGTTCTTGGCACTATCATGAGTTGAAAGAAGAAACATTCTATATCCACTCTGGTAAGATACAATTAGTATATGGATATGAGGATGATTTTACTGATGCAGACACAGTAATATTAAAACCTGGAGACAAATTTGAAGTCCCCAGGTTATTGCGTCATCAGATGTTAGGTTTAGAAGAGACTGAAATGTATGAGTTTTCTACGACACACTTTGACTCTGATTCATATCGAGTAGTGAAAGGTGACTGATGTACGTCTCAATTGAGATGAACTCTTTGTTCTCCCATTTAAAATTAGCAACAGTATTGTATTGATACTTGTCCTTCAAATGTTCGGGGAAGGGGATCTCTTTGATCTCCGCCCCGAATTTTTTTGCGATAATTTCTGCTACCTGTCTGAATGAATAACATCTACCAGATCCAAGATCGTAGATACCAGACTCTTCTCCATTGTTGTCTACAATATCTACAATGTCATCTACCCATATAAAATCTCGGAACATCTTTTCAGATCCCTCAAAAATTTCAATCACACCTTTCTCTACTGCTTGCTCTGCAAACTTGCTTACAGGACTGCGTTGATTACCTTTGTGTTCTTCACCTAGACCATATACATTGAAGAATCTAAATCCTTGAATAAGCTCAAACCTATCAATATTTTCAGACACCCAAAGATCTACAGCAACCTTTGACTTTGCATACAGGTTGAGGGGATCCATACTACCATCATGCTTGTTACCATATACAGAAGCGGATGAAGCATACTTAACTGGGATACCATGCTCGATAGCAATCTCAAATAATCTAATAGAAAACTCTACGTTAAAACAATTAAGTCTTTCTTCGTCAGTGCATGTTGTAGAAGAGATGGCTCCCATGTGAATAATTTCATCAATGTCTTCCCATCCATGGAAGTTCTCAAGCATCGCCCATGCATTATAATCTTCTACACCAATGAATGGTTTATGTTTCTCTGCAAACTTCTTACCAATAAATCCATTGCACCCAGTAATCAGTTTAGGCATAGTATTGTAGACAGGTATAAATAAGTATAACACAGAAGGACTATAGCGACAACCAGATGTCTAATCCCACCTTTGGATATTTAGCGTCTCTTGTAACACCCCTAAAAACGAGAGTCGCATTACACACTGCAGAAGCAGGCAAGGTCGTAGAGGGTAAACTTGTCATTACACATAAAGACCCTTATCCTGTTAGGGTTAGGATCGGTGTATCCACTGGTGGAGTTCTTGACTTCAATCCAGAAAACTACATTCTCTATGATTATGAAATTGGTGAAGGTCAAAGTTACGAAAGTGATACGATCTACTATGGTAACAATCAAACTCTAGTTGTCTGGTCAACATGTGCGAGCACTACATTTGTCTTGCACGGTCAGATTAAAACTGACCCAACCGCTACTGGATTTGTAGCAGCAGCAATGCTGAATCCTACAAAAACAAATACTACAATCTACTCTGTACCAACAGACGAAGAAGCTCTATTGAGTTTGTTTGTTGCTAACCAAAGTTCTAGTAACGCAAGATTTAGAATTGCAGTTGTTGATTCTAGTGTTGCACCTGCGGTTACTTCAGACCAATACATTGAATACAATCAAGATCTACTACCGAGAGTTTCTTATCAAAGAAAAGATATTAAGGTAAGAGGCGATCAAAGTATTGTAGCATACTCCGATAACCCAGATGTTTCCATTTCAGTTTATGCAAAATTTAACTACAGTGTAGTTGATACCGACTTCACAATCGGCGGTCAGTTAACTGTTGGTGGCGCAGCAATTCTGCAAGACACTTTAGAAGTGAGGCAGACAGCAACATTCAAAGAAACTCTGGATGCAGAAAAAGCAGTTACGATTGGCACTGATGCTGTACCAGCCAATCTAACAGTGAAAGGTGATGTTGCTGTTGGATCTGCATCCATAGCACAATCAACAGGAAACATTTCTACCCCAGGTATTTTAACAGCAAACACAATTGCAACCAGTGGTAATATTGTTGCTGGATCTAATAAAGTAGTTCTGGATGGATCTGCAGGGGACCTTACTATGCAAGGACAATTAACTGTAGTAGGAGGATTCGCAGGTGATTTGAATCTTCTAAATAATAAAGTAACGAATCTGGCAGATCCTGCTGCCGCAACGGACGCTGCAAATCGCAAGTACGTTGATAGTAAAGTTGTAGCATTCTCTATCGCACTAGGATAATACGGAGTTTATAAATGGCAAAAAGACAAATTAGAGACTATGTATTCTCCCCAGGAATTGCTGGTGCAGGTACGCTAAAGATTCTTGACAAGGTAGATGTTGATCAAATTTTGATCATCAGTAACGCTAGTAAAAATATTTTCTTATATAATTTTAGTGATCCATCACTACCAATTTCAGTTGATTTTACATCAACAACAGATGGATCAGATCCTGATTTTCCATACAGTAATACATTATCTAATGGTGTAACTACCATTACATTTTTGTATGATACTTCTTCGCATTTTGCATCTGACAACATTCTAATTTTTGTCGAAGCAGAAGAGCAGAGAACTAGACCATACGACTTCGGTACTGATGCTATCGAACGTATGAGGATGGCAACACCTCAATCGATGCTTGACGCTGACTTTGAGTACGGCATCCAACCAACCAAGTGGCAGTCTCTTGACTTGCTACGTGGTTATCCTTCGATCTATGAAGTTCCTGGTTCAGACATCAGTCTTGAAACCGTAACGACTGATGCATCTTTTGGTTCTGGTTCAATTGGTCCTTCTAAAATTACTATTGATACAACTCTAGATCATGGTTTGGTTGTTGGAGATCCCGTCTCTATCAAAGGTCTCGATGATTCTGTTCCAGGTTTTGCTAAAGCAGAAGGTTCGTTTATTATCGACTCTGTTCCATCCGCAACACAGTTTACTTATTATGCCAAAGCAAGAGTAGGTACAACACCTGCTACTGCACTGAAATCTTCATTCACAATTCTGAAGCAAGCTGGTTTCTACACTGGTGCTGCAATCGGTACAAGTCCAACATTTAGTGTAGTAACACAGGGTGCTAGTGGTAACTTTGCAACTAGAGGATCTGCTGCCCAAGGTGCTACTAAACTTGGTGTATCAGCAGCTTCTGTACTACCACCTATTGGTGCTCCTCTTGGCGGCACAGGCATTGCAACAGGCACCCAGGTAACTGCTGTTATTGATACTAATGCAGTATTAAACATTACTGATTCATTCACTGCCCCAGTATCTGAAATTACTTTTAATGATACTGCAAATATTGAGGTTGGTGCTGGTCTAGACAATGGAGCTGGTGAAACAGTTTTTGTTACTAACATTTTAGGTAATGTAGTTACTCTATCTTCTCCATATACTGTAAGCAAGACTGGTAATAGTTTTGTATCTCAACCTATCGCAGCTGGAGGTCTTAACTTTGGTAATGGTAGTGGCGCATCCTTTGACATCACAAGAACAAACGGTGCATACAGCAATGTAATTATAAACCCACAAAATTTTTATAATAGTGTTAACACTGGTGCATACTCGGGTCTAGGATCAGGAGCAACGTTTACCGTAGAAAGACTTGGTGGAGCATCTCCTTCATATCAGAATGTATTCCCCGCTAATGCTGGTAGTGGATATTCTGCTACAGAAACAATCGTCATTCCTGGGTCTTCACTAGGTGGTGCTGATACTACTAACGATCTTACGATTACTATTGCTAGTGTAGATGCTGTTGGTGTTATCACATCTATCAATTTTTCAGGTACTCCATCTAATGCACAATCCCGAGCGGGTATTGATTTTGCTGTAGGAGAAGATCTGGTTGTTTATGGTAATGCACTTGGTGGTACATCACCAACAAATGATCTCAACATCCACATCACTGCTGTTGGTGCTAATGGAGAGATCGATACATTTGATGTTACTGGTACTGCGGTTCCTTCCAGTCAAACATACAACGGTATCGAACAATCTAGCACCACTGCAACTGGTATCAACGCTAATTTTCAAATAGAGAGAGTTGGTGCTGGTCAGAATACTGCACAGGTGGATGAGGTCATCATTGGTGGTACAATCGAAGTTGATGATACATTCAAGATTACTCTTAATGGTACTACAGACTATACATACACAGCACTAGCAGGCGATACCACTACAGCAGTTAGAAATGCATTAATCAGTTTAGTCAATGCTTCTACGGTTGTTTATGCATCTAGTGGATCAACTAGTGGTAGTTTAGATATTACCGCATTGTCTGCAGGAACTTCATTTACACTTTCTGTTCTTACAGAAGATGCTGGTGGCAATCCAGCTGATACACAAACAATGGTTACAAATAATGTAACCCCCAACTTCAGCGCCAGTACCACACCTGCATACAATGTTACTATTGGAAACCCTGGTCAAAATTACGCCAACCTAGAAGAAATCACTATTAATGGTCAGGTTCTTGGTGGAACAACTGGGGTTAACGATCTAACCATTACGGTTCAAACAGTTGATGCACAAGGTGGTATTACTGGCATTACTCTTGCTGGCACACCTTGGGATGGTAACGAAACATATCTAAACTATACCGCCAACCCAACTGCATTTAATGCAACGTTTACACCAAGAATTTCTTCAGGAAGCTATGCTCCAGAAATTACTACTGGTGGTACTGGATATAAAATTGGTTACCAATTCTCAATTTCTGGTGCTTCTCTAGGTGGTTCTCCAACTACGAATGACATGACGATCACCGTCAGTAACGTTGATGTTGCAGGAACTATCACAGAAGTTACGGCATCTGGAGTACCAGTCTCTGGAGATACAATTGCATTCTTCAAGGCAGTATCTTTGAGTGCTCCTACCACAAGTATTGTAGGAAATGGAACAACAGTTACATACTCGGCTATTGCGAAGATTAATGTAGCATTCGCAACTAACCACGGTCTAGTACCTGGCGACACAATTCTGGTATCAATTACGTCAAGTTCATCTGGTCATGATCTAGCATCTGGACCATTCTTTGTGGATGAAGTACCTGGTCTAGACAACTTTACTTACACAGCAAGATCAACTGGTACTGTTACACCTAGTGGTATTTCTGGTTCTGTATATCCAAGAACTGATTCATTCTATACACACAGACCATTTGATGGTGGTGTTCAACTAGGAACTGGATCTCCTGCACACGGCGCACAAGCAGTTCGTCAGTCTAAAAAGTATATCAGATATCAGTCTGGTAAAGGTATCATGTATACCACTGGTGCTTTGTTCGCACCTTCTTACGATTTAAGAAGTGTAGATGCTGACGGCACTTCAATTGGTAGTATCATTACTTGTGTTACTGATGACCTCAACCACGGTCTACAGGTTGGTGCTGAAGTTCAATTGGTAGGATTAACAACAGCAGGATATAATGATCACTACACCGTAGCGTCAGTCATTGATGAAATTACATTTACTGTTCTTGCACAGAATAACCTAGCAGCTACATCAGCATCATTTGGTGATCAACCAGTTGTTGCTCTGTATAGATGGCAGGGTGCTACTGTTCGTGCTGGTGCATTTGATGATCAGAACGGTATCTTCTTCCAGTATGATGGATCTAACCTTGCTGTTGGATTGAGATCTTCTACATTCCAAATTGCTGGTACGGTAGTAGCAACTTCAGACTCTAACGAACTTACTGGAACTAACACCAAGTTTACTGAACAGTTATCTGTTGGTGACAGAATTGTCATTCGTGGTATGTCTCACGTTATCACCAAAATTGATAACAACTCTAGACTGTATATGAACCCAGACTTTAGAGGAGTCTCTAACGCAGTTAACGTTAAGGCAGCACTGACTAAAGAAATTATCATCCCACAAAATCAGTGGAACATTGATAGATGCGATGGAACTGGTAAGTCTGGATTTGACATCCAAATCAACAGGATGCAAATGATTGGATTCCAATACACCTGGTATGGTGCTGGATTCATTGACTGGATGTTCAGAGGTCCATCGGGTAACTTCACATTCTGCCATAGACTGAAGAACAACAACAGAAATAACGAAGCATTCATGCGTTCTGGTAACCTACCTGTTCGCTATGAGGTTATCAACGAAGGTGCTAAAGGTAGACTAGCAAATCAATTGGCTCAAGGAGAACTTGATACGATTGCACTTAAAGATGGATCTTTGTTCCCCAACAATGGAACGCTACTGATCAATAATGAAATTGTAAGATACACTAATAGAACAGTTAATAATCTAACAGGTCTTACTAGATCTGCAAATTACACTAACTTTGCTGCAGGTTCTCAAAGAACATACAAAGCAGGTAGTGCTGCACAACACGCAGAAAACACTGGTGTTATTCTACTATCAAACACAGCAACACCACAGATTAATCACTGGGGTTCTGCATTCCTAACTGATGGTGGATTCGATGAAGATCGTGGATACCTATTCAACTACCAAGAAAAGGAAGTTGAACTTACAACTACCAAGTCTACAATTTTCTTGATCAGACTATCTCCTAGTGTTTCTAATGCTATCACTGGTGACCTAGGTGAGAGAGAACTAATCAACCGAGCACAGCTGCTACTCAAGAACATTGAGATTACTGCACAGGGTGGATCAAGTTCACAAGGTATCATTATTGAGGGTGTTCTCAATCCCAAAAACTACCCAACCGATCCAAACGATGTTACCTGGGCAGGTTTGAATACAGGTGGTTCTGGTGGACAACCATCGTTTGCACAGATTGCATCTGGTGGTGATATTACTTTCATCGGTGGTATCTCTCCAGTTTCAGCATCAAACGCTGGCACACAAAACTACAGTTCCAACTATGTCTTCTTCAATACCTCTGACATCTCTGGTGTACAGATTGGTTTTGAGGTAACTGGTGGTGACTTGAGAGGAGGAACCACTGTTGCTGACATCTTCAGAAGAAATAACAGCACAACCTGGATCAGATTCTCTGACAGAACTAGAGCTGGCACTTCAGGATCTACTACGTATGTGTTTGCACCTCTAACTGGTGCAGCAACTCCTGGAGAGCAGGTCTTTGCATTCACTGCAGCACCTGGTTCCAGAGATAACATCGATCTATCAGAACTGAAGGAACTTACTAACACTCCTATCGGTGGTAGAGGTACATTCCCCAACGGTCCAGACGTACTAGCGATCAACGCTTATCTAACGTCTGGTAGCGCAGTTAATGCTACGATCAACATTCGCTGGTCTGAAGCACAGGCATAAGGAGTAACTAATGGCAGAACCCTCAAGTAGACAAGAACTCAAAGATTATTGTTTGAGGCGTCTCGGTCATCCAGTTCTTGAAATTAACGTAGATGATGATCAACTGGATGACTTGATCGATGATGCTTTCCAATACTATAGAGAGCGTCATTTTGATGGCGTTGAACAAATGTATCTCAAGCATGAGATTACAGCAGAAGATGTAACACGTTTTGATAGTGCTGATGAAACGTCATCAACACCAGCTCCTGACGCATCTACCTGGTTGACTAGAAAGAACTTTATTGAAATTCCAGAACATATAGTTGGCATCTCCAAAGTGATGGGTATCTCATCTAACTTTGCGAGAAACAATCTCTTTGGTATGAATAACCAATACTTCCTGATGGACATCTTTTCGTTCTCATCAGGATTTGCTTTTGGTAATTTTGATATGTCAAATTACTATATGCTCAAGCAATATTTTGAGACACTTGACATGATTGTCCAGACTGGATCATTGGTTCAGTATAGATTTAATCAAAGATCAGACAGGTTGTATCTTGATATTGATAAAGCAAGAATGATTGAAGGTAATTATTTGTTGATTGATTGTCAACGTTATCTTAATCCAGAAACTTTTACTCAAGTATATAACGATAGTTTTGTTAAGCAATATCTAACTGCACTGATCAAGAGACAGTGGGGTCAGAACCTAATCAAGTTCAACAACGTACAGCTGCCTGGTGGTGTATCACTCAATGGTAGACAGTTGTTTGAAGATGCACAAAAAGAAATTGATGCTCTCATGGAGAAGAGTTCTTCTTACTATGAACTTCCCCCAATGGATATGATCGGATGAAAAGTATTTACTTTCCTCAACACGGTGGTGTTAGTACAGAGCAATCACTTATCCAAAGTTTAGTGGATGAGCAGATTAGATTGTTCGGTAGTGATGTCTACTATCTTCCTCGGAAGATGATTAAAGATGTAGCATTGAATGACATTTTGTATTCCGAGTTTAATACTCAATACATGATTGAAATGCTACTGATTAATGTTGAGGGATTTGGATCTCCGTCTGAATTCATTAGTAAGTTTGGTCTACGTATCACCGATGAGATCACGATGGTGGTATCACAGAACAGATGGAGTCAGGTATTCCAAGAGTTTGCTGATGTTACAACTGTAGATGGCAGACCTAATGAGGGAGACCTTATCTATCTACCACTTACTAATGATCTATATGAGATCAAGTTTGTAGAAAGAGAAGCACCGTTCTACCAGCTAGGTAAGAACTATATCTACACGATGACTGCA